AAATACCTACTATTGATTTTGATGAAGTGTTAGAAATTAAGGATGAAAAAGTGGAAGAAGTTGATGCTTCTGTGTTCAAAGATTTGGTAAACAATATAATGAACAGAAATATCCCTATTGTTTATAATCATTCTTTTAGTGAAAATGTTTATTTCTTTGATAATAAAGCTATGAGAACAGATGGTTTTGTTTTATATTCTGTTCTGTTTAGGGACAGAGTGTTTAACGGTAGGTATTTTGTAAACGCTGAAAATCTTAAAGTCCTTAATAACATTCTTAAAATAACTGATATAAACAAAGTTATTTTTGGAAGAGATTATCTCTCTGTGTATTCTGATGATTGCAGTTTTTTCATACCCCTTTTTATAGAAAGGGATTTTTGTGGTTCATTAGAGACACTTCTTCATAAAGGTCTTGGTTCTGTGTATAATACAATTCCAAAAGAATTTATAGACATACTATCTATATGTCCAGAATATTCTTTTTTCAATTTTACAGGTGAAAAATGTATTGTAACTTTTGAAGATAAGTTTTTATATGAAGGTGAGTTTGATTTTGAAACAGAAACAGAATGTAAGATAAGAGTAAATACTAAAAGATTAAAAAGAATGGTTAAGGTTTTTGATAGTTTTTTAACTAAAATTCAAGAAAATACTGGTGTTTTATTTCTTAAAAAATCAGATGGTGTTTTTGATTTTTATGGAGTATTGTCTGTTGGTGTAGAATAGAAAATTTAAAAACAAAGGAGAGAATAAAAAACATTATGTCTGAATTGTTGTTTGAAAACATTAACTTTTATCCAGGGTGTCAGGCGTGTTCTTTAAGAAATAATATTAAGATAGAACCAACAGGAAGTAACTTTCCTGTGTTCTACTTTTTAGGAGAAGCACCTGGATTTGATGAGACTGTTGCTAAAAGACAGTTTGTTGGTAGGTCAGGAAAGAGATTAAGAAAGACACTCTATTCTATTATTGACAATGATTTTGAAAAAGAGTATATAAGATGGAATAATGCTCTAAAATGTAGACCACCAGAAAACAGGACACCAACAAAAGAAGAAATTAACTGTTGTAAAAAATATCTTATTGAAGATATTAATAAGACAAAACCAATGGTAATTGTAACTTTTGGTGAAGTTCCTTTATCTACAATCACAGATTTAGATGATGTGTTTGTTTTTGCTGGAAGGTTTATTACAGCAAGAGTAGGGGGTATAGATTGTTATGTTTATCCTATGTATCACCCTTCATTCTTATTAAGAAATGAAAAGAGCGACAAATTTTATAATGAGTTTTTTGATGCTTGCTTTAGAAGACTATTTACTATTTTACCAGATTTAGAGCCAGCTAAAGTAGAAAACAAAGAAGATATAACAAAAAATATTCTTGTGTTTTTAAATGAAGATGAAGCCCTTTCTTATATGAAAGATAGTCTGTATGGAAATTTACTTGCTTTTGATATTGAAACAACAACTTTAAGACCATTTGATAAGAATGCTAAAATTGTCTCAGCTTCTGTTGCCAATAGTGATGTTTCAATATCTTTCCCTTTTACGGAAAAGATTAGGGACTTCTTAATTGATTTTATGAAAGAAAAAGAAATAATTACTCACAACCTGAAGTTTGAGTTGGAATGGTTTTACAACATTTATGGTAGTAGAGTTTTTGATATTAAATGGCATGATACAATGATACAGGCATATCTAATTGATTATAGAATACCTGTGATGAAGAACAGGAAAAATAACACATTTAGTCTTGACGCCTTGACTTATCTTAATTTTGGCTTCCATTTAAAAAGTGTAACAGATATTGACAGAAAAAACATAACTACCTTTGATAAAAAAACAGGGATATATAATGCTCTTGACTCTAAATATACATATAAACTTTATCTAAAACAGAAGAATCTGGCTGAAGAATCAGTTTATAATAAAACAATAGAAATAACAAAATCTGTTGTTATGTGCCAGAGTAAGGGGTTATTGATAGATGAAGACCTTCTTAACTCACTTTATAAAACTTATGATAGAAATCTTTTTAAGATAGAAAACGAAGCCAGAGATTTGAGCGAGGTTAAGGAATTTGAAGAAACAACAGGAAATAAATTTAATATCTTATCTTCACAACATATATCACATATTTTACAGGATATTATGGGAATTGAATTAAAGAAGACAAAAAAAGGAAATCCTGTTACTGATGATGAAATGTTAAATATTCTTCTTGAGAAAGGAAACAGTTTGGCAGGTCTTGTTCTTGATTACAGAAACTTTAATAAATTAAAATCAACATATCTTGAAAATATAAAAAGACTTACAATAAATAACAGAATTTATACTAACTACAATATATGTTTTACTGCTACAGGTAGATTAAGTAGTGGTTCTGATAAAGAAGTTGTTTCTACTGATTCTGTAAACTTTCAAAACTTTCCAAGAGGTAGTGATATAAAGAAAGTTATAAAAGCACCTGATGATTGTTACTTTGTTTCCTGTGATTATTCACAGCTTGAAGTAAGAGTTGTTGCTTCTCTTTCCAGAGATGAGTCATTATGTAAGTCTATAATTGAGGGTGAAGATATTCACAAGAAATGGTCTAATATTATTATAGACTTTTATAAAGAATTGTCTAAACATGATTTTAAAGAGTTTAGGAATTTTGTTAAGTCTGCTCTTGTGTTTGGTTCTTTCTATGGTTCTGCTAAAGAATCAGTTATAAGAAGATTTAATTTTGAATACAAAGTTCCTGAAGCAGTTTTAGAAGATGTTTTTGATATGTTCTGGGGAGAATACGAAGGAGTTAAAACATGGCAAAGAAATTTGATTGAGTTTTATAAACATAATGGTTTTATAAAATCACCAACAAACAGGAAATGGTTTGCACCTTTAAATGAAAGACAAGTAGTTAATTACATAATTCAATCAACAGCGGCGTTTGATATTTGTGCTTATGCTGGTTCTCTATTATCAAAGAAATCAATAGAATTAAATAAACCACAATTGCAGTTTATTCTTAATATACATGATGACCTGTCGTTTTATCTTCCAAAAAAGTCTGCTGATGATGATTTAAAAATAATAGCAGATTGTATGCTTGTCAGGGAATGGTGTGATATAGTGCCTTTAGCAGTTAAAATTTCTATTGGTGATAGGTGGGGCAGCACACAAGAAAAATATGAAGCTACCATAAAGAATGGTAAAATAATTTTTAAGGAGCTATAATATGGATGTATTTCTTTTATACATTACAAGAAACCCAGAAAAAATAATAGAATTAGCAGGAAGAACAGCGTATCAAAGTTTTGAGAGGATTAAAGAAGGTTCAGAAGCTGATTTTGTTAGAATGCTTATAAGAAACGGACACGAAAGTGTCCTTGAACATGCTCATGCCTCTTTTGTTATTAGAGGCATATCCAGAACATGCTCTCATCAACTTGTAAGACACAGACTATGTTCATTTGTTCAGAAATCACAGAGATTTGTTAATGAAAGTAATTTTAAATATGTTATTCCTCCGTCCATAAGCAAAAATAAGGAAGCTAAAGAATTGTTTGAAAACACTATGAAAACTTTAGATGAAGCATATATTCAGTTAAAATCTCTTGGTATAAGAAATGAAGATGCAAGGTTTGTTTTACCAGAAGCTACTTGCACAGAGATTGTTGTTACAGGAAATTTCAGAGAGTTAAGACACATTATCAAATTGAGGAAACATAAATCAGCACAATGGGAGATAAGAGAAGTTACTGAAAGAATGTTAGCAATTTTGAAATTGTTTGCACCTAATGTTTTTGGTGATTTATAGGAAAAATTTCTATCAAAGAAAGGTAAAAAAGGTTATAAAAGAGAAGAAAATAAGAAAATTTTGAAAAAAGAGGTAGAAAATGCTTACAGATAAATATAGACCAAAAGACTTTGACCAGATTATAGGACATAATGAAGTAGTTTCTGTTTTGAAAAAACAGTTTGAGAATAAAACTGTTCCTCATGCTATATTGTTATCAGGTGCTAATGGGCTTGGTAAAACTACTATAGCAAGAATTATTGGGGAAAAATTGAATGCAGAAACTATAGAAATTGATGGTGCTACTTTTGGTAAAATAGAGGTTATGCGTGATTTACAAGAAAGTATGTTATATAAAAGTTTCTTTAAGGACAGTAAAGTATTTATTATAGATGAATGTCATGGTTTATCTAAACAGTCTTTTGATACATTTCTAAAAACAATAGAAGAACCCCCTGAACATTTATATTTTATATTCTGCACTACAGAACCAGATAAAGTAGTTAAAGGTGTTAAACAGAGGTGTCATCACTTTCATTTAAAGCCTGTTCCATTTGATATTTTGAAAGCATTTATTGTATTTGTAGCTTCAGAAGAAGGGATAAGTTTAAAAGAAGAAATAATTGATATTATAATCTCAAATTCAAATGGCTCACCAAGACAGGCTTTAGTTCTGTTAGAACAGGTAAAGGATATTTCATCTGTAGAAGAAGCAACAGAATTAATGAATACATCTTTTGATAAACCTGAAGTTTATGATTTATGTAGAGCTTTGGTAGCTAATAAAGGTTTTTTTGAATGTGTTAAAATATTAGAGAAAATAAGAGATTTAAACCCTATTAGTATTAAGATACAGATTGTGAATTATTTAACAGGGTGTGTTTTTAATGCAAGAGATGAAAGAAAAATGGTTTATTTTCTTAATATGATAAGGGCTTTTGAAGAAACAGGGAATGAATTATCTTCAATACTTGTAGCACTTGGTAAAATTTATTTTGAGGGATAATTATGATAAAACCGTATTATCAAGAAGCTAATATAACACTTTATTGTGGCGACTGTTCAGAGATTTTACCAGAGTTAGAAGAAAAGCCAGATTTAATTTTAACAAGCCCGCCATATGATGATTTACGGTTATACGGAGGACATTCTTTTGATTACACTAAAGTAATAGATGCTATTTCTTTAGCTTTAAAAGACAATGGTGTTTGTGTTTGGATTGTCAATGACCAAGTTATTAATGGTTCTGAGACAGGAACATCTTTTAGACAGGCTTTATATTTCATGGGAAAGGGGTTAAAGTTACATGATACAATGATTTATGTTAAAAATGGTTTTAGTCATATACCTAAAAAAAGATATAACAATGTCTTTGAGTATATGTTTGTTTTTGTTAAAGGTAAAGTTACTAAATTCAATTCTATAAACATACAAAGTAGATGGGCAGACACCTTTAAATATACTACTTTTAGACAAAGAGATGGTTCTGTTGTGGCTAAAAATGTTCATATTAATAAAGAGATTCCAGTCTCAAACATATGGTATTTTGATGTTGGTTATATGAAAACAACAAAAGATAAACTTGCTTACAAGCATCCAGCAATATTTCCTGATGATTTAGCATACAGTCATATTTATTCTTGGACTAATGAAGGTGATTTAGTTTGCGACCCAATGTGTGGCTCTGGGACTGTCCTTATTCAAGCTAAAGTTTTAAAGAGAAAAGCAATAGGGATTGAAATAAATGAAGACTACTGTAAAATTATTGTAGAAAGATTAAAAAATACTTCATTATTATTTTAAACCCTATTGACATGGTTTTAAAAATATGGTATAATAATCTAATTATTATGAAAGGAGATTTTTATGAAAAAGGAAAGTATTGTTAATACAGTTAGTATCGTAGTTGGTTTTTTAGTCTGGCTCATATTGAATACTGTAATTGTTTTTGTAATTGCGTATTTTTTAAGCAATATTTTCAAGTTCGATAAAATATCTTTCTTTGATAGTTTTATTATTACAGTAGCTTTGTTTTTTCTAAAAACATTTTTCAAATCATCTTTTGATGATATAGAAGAAGAATAAAAGGAGGCTTTTATGAAAAATGATTTATCTTTTGATGAATTAAAGAAACAATTGTTGATAAACAAAAACAATTTGCACGAAGAATGCTTTGTTTTTCCAGAGTATTTTAGAATGGTGGCAGAAAAAACAGCAGAGGCTGTTTCAAGAAGGGATTTTCTAAAAGAAGAAAAGGAAAAATTATATGCAGAGTTATTTATAAATATAAAGAAAAGTGGTGAAAAAGTTACTGACAGTACAGCAGATAGTCTTACTAAAAGTCATCCTGATTATACACAAATTGTAGAAGACTTCCTTGATGCTAAAAAAGAAGTAGAATTGTGGGGTGCTTTAAAAGAATCCTATTATCAGAAATCACAGATGTTAAAAATTCTTTCTGATTTATTCTGTACAGGTTATTTTACTGAAATGTCTTTATTAAGAAATAAAGAATGATACCCTATTGACACAAAAATAAAAATATGCTATACTAAAGGCATGAAATAAAAATATAGGAGGAAGACATGGCAAAATTTGTTTACAAGCCAAAAAGAACAAAGGAAGATGTAGAAAGGGAGATGCAGAATAGTGGTTTTAGTGAATCTTATTTAAAAGAAAATATTCTTCTTTTTTCTCCAAAAGTTGACGCTTCCAACAGGATAAGAATACTCCCGCCTACATGGGATGATGCAAGAATTTATGGTTTGAATATTTGGGTTCATTATAAAGTAGGAGCAGATAATGCTACAGTATTATGCCTTAAAAAAAATCTTGGAAAACCCTGTCCTGTTTGTGATGCTGTTGCAAAAGAAAATGACCCTGAATTTAAGAAAAATCTTTCTCCAAAAAGAAAGATACTTACTTATGTACTTGACAGACAGGATGAGAAACTTCAGCCAAGAGCATATCTTATGCCTACTACAGTTCATCAGAGCATTCTTGCACAGGCAGTTGATGAGGATACAGGAGAGCCTCTGATTATAGAAGACCCTGATAAGGGTTATGATATTATTCTTGTTACAGCAGGAACACCAGAAGGAACAGTTGTAAAGTTCACATATAAATCTGTTTCTTTGTCAAGAAGGGAATCACCAATTTGCACAGACCCTGATTTGTATGACAAAATAATTGACTTTATTGTAGAAAATCCTTTGCCACAAATTATAGTTTTTAAGGATTATGATTATATTGAGGCACTTTTGTATGGCAAAGCAACAAAACATGAAGATGAGGTTATTAATAAGGTAGAAGAAGAAGAAACACAGACTAATACTTCAGATGAAGAAGTAGTGAGGGATGAGCTTGTTTCTATGGGAAGAAAAGAGTTGATTGAAATAGCTGTTGGTCAGCTTGGTTTTGGTATGAAAGAAGTTAAAAATCTTTCAGAAGAAGGACTGAGAACATTGATAAGAGAAAATGCTGAAATTTCTGAAGCAGAGGAAGAAAAGCCAAAAGTAAAGAAAGTTAATGTAGATGATATAAGAAAAAAATGGGGCAGGTAAAAAATGACAGAAAAAAATAACTATTTTTTATCAGAAAAGGATTTGGAGTTTATACCCTCTGGGTGTAAACTCCTTGACCTTGTGCTTGGCGGTGGTTACCCGCTTGGTAGGATTGTTAATATTGTTGGTGATGCAAGCACAGGTAAAACACTGCTTGCTATCGAGGCTTTTATTAACTTTAAGAAAAATTATCCAGATGGTAAGATGTATTACCATGAATCTGAAGCAGCTTTTGATATTGGTTATGCAGAAGAACTTGGTATGCCTGTTGATTCAGTAGAATTTATTGAAGATGTAAAAACAGTAGAAGATTTCTATTCCAGTATTGAAAAAATAATAAAACAGCATAAAGAAGAAAAAGTTCATGGTTTATATGTTCTTGATTCACTTGACGCTTTATCTGATAGAGCAGAGCTTGAAAGAGGGATAACTGATTCATCTTATGCGATGACAAAACAAAAGAAACTGTCTGAAATATTCAGAAGAATAGTTGTAGATATTGAAGACACAAAAATATGTCTAATGATTATTTCACAGGTGAGGGACAATATTGGTGTTGTGTTTGGTGAAAGGTATAAAAGGTCTGGTGGTAAAGCTCTTGATTTTTATGCTTCACAAGTATTATGGCTTGCTGAAATCGAAAAGTTATATAAAACTGTTAAAAAGATAAAAAGACCTATTGGTATTATGATTAAGGCTAAATGTAAGAAGAACAAAATATCTCTGCCTTTTAGAGAATGTGTGTTTCCTATCATCTTTGGTTATGGTATTGATGATGCTTATGCTTCCTTAAATTTTCTAACAGATGTTGGTGTATTTGATGATTTTTGTAAAGAAACAGGTGTTTCTACTCCTAAAAATTTATTGAATGCTGATTTAAATGAAAGTGAAAAAGCTAAACTTGATGACTTTGTAAGCAAAACTTGGAGCAGTATTGAAGAAAACTTTGTGATTAAAAGGAGGAAGTATACATAATGGATGATATTCTCTCTTATGTCAGAAAGATAGTAAACAAAGACAGACAGGATTTATATGGTAATCCAGAAAATAGTTTCAGGATTATAGCTGATTTCTGGACGACCTATTTAAGACACAAGTATAATATTTTAACTGACTTAGAACCAAAAGATATTGCTATAATGTTGTCATTATTAAAACATGCAAGAATGGTGGTTCAAGGCAATTATGAAGATAATGTAGTGGATGCTATCGGTTATTTAACAATTCTTGGTGAAAGACTAATTGATTAATAAAAGGAGAGTGTTTTGAAAAAAATAGACAAGAAAAAAGCACAGGAGTTGTTTACTAAAGATGTAACTAAATGGTTAGACTTTTTTGGTTTAAATGATTGGTTTGTTAATATCTCAACTTCAGCTTCTTCAAAAGACTGCCCTGAAGATTCTGTAGCCTTCTGTTCATATGTTTGTGAAGGAAAATCAGCAGATATAGCATTAATAGACAGAGAATCTTATTTTGAAGAACTTGTTAAAATTGCCGCTTTTCATGAAGTATGTGAGCTTTTGCTTGCAGACATTACTTTTCTTGCATCAGAAAGAGGTTTTAGTAAAACTATCTTTGATATAGCAAGACATTCTTTAATCAGAAGATTAGAATCGTCAGTATTCAAGACTCTTGATAAAAAATTAAAATAGAAGAATTAAAGTGATAAAACAACAAACAAAATACGTATGGACAGTTGTTGATGATGATATTGAAAAAGGAAGAAATAAATGAATAAAGTAATGGTGGATGTGGATAATATTTTGTATCCTTTTTATGAGATATTGTTTTTTTATTTAAAAAAGGAGAATGAAAAAATACCAGACTGGTTAAACTGGTATGAATGGGATTTTTACAGAAAATTCGGGATGAATGATAAAACATTCTTTAGAATAGTGAATGAAATTCATTCATCCCAAGAATTAAATTACAAACCATTTCCTTATACAAAAGAAATGCTTGATGTATTGCACGAAAAATTTTATGTGTTGATTGCTTCTCATAGGAGCAAGAAAACTTTACCAATACTGAAAGAATGGCTTGATAGTAATGATTTGTTTTATGACCAAATCAGTTTAACCTTTAATAAAACTAAATTATTTGATAGTGTTTCTATGGTTATTGATGATAGCCCTGTTATTATTCAAAAAGCAGTAGAAAAGAGTATTCCTGTTTTGACAATTTCTTATTCGTGGAATAAACATTTAAAAAATCTGAACAATGTCTATTTTTTTAATAGCATAAAAGAAATTTATGAATTTTTGAAAGGAGAAGGCTTTAATGGAGTGTATTCTAAAATTTAACTTACCTGAAGAAAAAGAAGAAATGGAATTAGCTCTTAAAGCTATGAATTATTATTCTTTTGTTGAAGACCTTGATGATAAGTTAAGAATATGGCTAAAGCATGGGCAACATGATTTTAAAACACCTGAAGATGTGATGGAATTTATAAGAGAATTAATCGTAGAATATAATCTATTAGATTAGAGGAGGGTTTTGTAGATGTTAGAACCACTATACGGTGAACAGATTTTTAAAGATAGGTATGCTTTAACTGAAGATGAGACATGGGAACAGGCGTGTAAAAGAATGGGAGTTTCTATAGCACAAGCAGAAAATGGTAATAAAGAATATTGGGCTGAAAAATTTGCAAGTATTATTTATGATGGTTATTTCATTCCAGGTGGTAGAATAATAAGAAATGCTGGCAGACCAAGATGTAACATGCTTAATTGTTATGGATTAGTATGTGAAGATTCTATTGAAAGTATTGGAAAAACATTGTATGATGCCCTTGTAATTCAGTCTGAAGGGGGCGGTATTGGAGTTAATTTTAATTTAAGACCAAAAGGTGCTCCAATAAAAAGAAAAGGGGGTGTTAGTAGCGGTGTAGTAAGTTTTGTTAAACTATTTAATTACATAACCAACGTAATTGAGACAGGCGGTTCAAGGCGTGGAGCTATGCTTGCTATGTTAAGAATTGACCATCCAGATGTTTCAGATTTTATTTATGCAAAATCAGAAGCTGGAGAATTAGAAAACTTTAATATTTCTGTAGCAATTACTAATGAATTTATTGACTCAGTTATTAAAGACAAAGAATGGACTTTGCATTTTGGTGGTAAAGTTTATAAAACAGTAAAAGCAAAAGATTTGTGGTTTCAGATAATAGAGAACATGATTAAACATGCAGAACCAGGGATTTTGAATATTTCTAATATGCAAATTAACAATTCATATTATTGTGCCCCAATAGAAACTACAAATGCTTGTTCAGAAATACCGCTTGAAAGATATGGAGCTTGTTTATTAGGTGCTCTTGTTTTACCTAAATTTGTAAGAAGTGATGGAAAAACAAACTGGAAACTGTTGGAAGAAGTTATAAACATAGCAGTAAGGTTTCTTGACGATGTTCTTGATATTACTGCATACCCTCTACCAGAGACATTATCGGCTGTTCTTAATGTCAGGAGAATGGGTTTAGGAACAATGGGCTTGGCAGACTATCTTTTTGTGAAAAAAATAAAATATGGTTCGTATGAATGTTTAAAAGAAATAGACAGACTTTATTCTACAATACAACAGATGGCTTATGATGCCTCTATAAAACTTGCAGAAGAAAAAACATCTTTCCCAAAATACGACCCTATTGCACTTTGTGATTCCAAAATAATAAGAAGACTGCCAAGATTTATACAACATGGTATAAAGAATATAGGTTTAAGAAATATTGCACTAACAAGTGCTCAACCAACAGGTACTACTTCGCTACTTGTAGGTGTTACAAGCGGTATTGAGCCTTTGTTTGCTAAAGGTTATTTAAGAAAGGATAGAATTAGTGAAAGAGTTTATATTCACCCTTTAACAAGGAAATATGCTGGTGACAATAATGAATTACCAGACTGGTTTGTAAGTGCTGAGGACATAACTCCTGATGAGCATCTTGAAGCTCAGGTAACTGTTCAGAGATATCTTGATGGTTCTATATCAAAAACAATAAACTTTCCTGAAACAGTTAATGTTGAAGCCATGTCAAATGTATTGCTTAAATATGTTAAGGATTTGAAAGGTGTTACTGTTTATGTAGATAAATCAAGAGAAGACCAAGTTCTTTTCTATTTGAACAGGGAAAAAATTATGGAATATCTTAAAAATGAAAGTGTAGAAATTGGTAAAGAAGAAAGAGATTGTAAGGCGGGGACTTGTGAGCTATGATTAAGATGAGAGATAAATGGGCTGTTGTGATAAATATTACTAATGAATGTCAGCATGGTTGTATAAACTGCATAAAATTTGTAAGACATTCATTGGACAAACATAAGGGTAGGATGACACTTGAACAGATAGAAAATGCCATTATTTCAGTAATAGAATTCCCTAACAAAATAGGGTTAACAGGCGGAGACCCTTTAAACCATCCAGAGTTTGAAGAAATATGCAGTTTGATTAAGAAATATATTCCTAAAAGTAAGGTTATGATTTTCACTTCACATAAAAAGAAACTCAATAAGTATAAAAAACTTATTGATGAAACTTTTGGTGAAGTATATCTTAATTTTCATACAAAAACACAACAGCTAATATGTTCACACCAACCAATAATGCTTGCTGTTGGTGATGTTGTTAAAGATGAGCTTTTAAGAAATATTTTAATAGAAAACTGTTGGTGTAATAAAATGTGGAGTCCAATTGTAGGAAGTAATGGTGCTTTCTTTTGTGATTGTGCTTTAGGTATTGATAACATTCTTGAGCTTGGTGGTGGGTGGAAAGTTACAAAGAATTGGTGGGACAGGGACTCCTACAAAGACCAGATGGATAAATATTGTAAATATTGTGGGATGCCTGTTCCTTTTAAACCACAAAAACAGATAGAAAAGAAAGAAATTATTTCAAGGAACTTGTATGAATTACTTACAAGTTTGAATTTGAGAAATCTTGACAGAATGGAAATATTTGATGGGGTACTTACCGAGCAGGATATTATTCGTAATATGAAAAATTGGACACCATGGAGAAATAGACCAGATAAAGTTGCTGAAGGACCAGCATACACAAATAAATAAAATAAGTAGGAGGTTTACAATGAAATTTAATAACTATTTAGAAACATCTCTTGAAAGTTTTAAATCCTTTCCAGAACATGTTATCAGAAAAGAAGTCATTAGTTATTTTGCAAGAGTGATTAATGAAAGTTTATTCAAAAACAAGCGTGATATTTTGATAGATACTACTCTTGGAACAGGCTCTTTTAATTTTATTTTTAGAATAGGAGACAGAGAAGAAAAAGGTTGTTTATATACTATTTTAGACAACGCAGACAGAACTTTTGCAAAAGCAAGTGACGCAGAAATTATTACTGATAAAATTAAAAAGTCTATGGTTACATTTCTTAACGAATTGTTTACCAGACATTTTAAAGAAATAATGACAGAAACAAGAAAAGGAGATAAAATTAGATGGGAAATAGATTTTGAAATAATTTCAGGGGAAGAAAAAGATGGACAAGACAAAGATAGTAAAAAGAAACAAAGCAAGGGGTAAGAGATTTGAAAAAGAAATAGAAAAGAGATATGGATTTAAAAGAATAGGTATTTTTGGTGCAGAGGATAATTTTGATACTGTTTTCTCTATTGAAGACAAGACAAGAAAAAATCTTGCTTTTATAAAATGGTATGAACAGGCTAAAGCTAATGCTAAAGGTAGAATACCTATTGTATTTGTGAAGAAATATCAATCAAGAGATATTTTTGTTATACTTAAAGCAGATGATTTTTTTGAGTTACTTGGAAAGGAGATTAATAAGTGAAAACACTAATAACTGCTGATTGGCATTTAGATGAAAATCCTATTAATGAATACAGATGGAAATTTCTTTCTTGGTTATCAGATTATGTGGATAATAACAATATTGAAAGAATAGTTTTTCTTGGTGATTTAACTGAAAGAAAAGATAGACACAGTTCAAAACTTGTTAACAAAATTTTTGATTATTTTGTAGAATTGACTAAAAAGTGTTATATTGTTTTTGTAAAAGGAAACCATGATTTTTCAACAGAAATACCTTTCTTTTCTTTTATTGGTAGGCTAAATAATGTTATGTTTGTTAATAACTTTGTAAACAGGAATGGTTTTAAAAGCGGGTTAGAAGAATTGTTTATTGGTTACATGAATGAACAGGGGTGGGAAGAAAATAAAGATGTAATAATGAATTTGGTAAAAAACCCTGAAAAAACTATTGTTTTTACACATCAGCACTTAAAAGGATTGTTTATTAATAATGCAGATACAGGGGGTGATATTGATTTAAAATTTTTCAAAAACTTTAAATATGTTTTTTCTGGACACATACATCAGAATATGGAAATAGAAAATTTTATCTATGTCGGCTCACCCTATCAAGTAGATTTTGGTGATGAGAATAATGGCTTTATCTATATATTAGATGGAGACAATCTTGAAAAAATTAAGTATGAAACAATATCTAAACTGTCTATTGTATTGAATGATGTTTCAGAAGTTGAAAATTATAAGATTAAAAAAGATGATTTAGTAAAAGTAAAATTATACACTAACAGAACAGACTTATCTAAAATAAATGAATTAAGAAAAGAAATAAAGTCTCATATTGATAAAAATGGTGGCAAACTTGTTTCTTTTGATTTTGTAAGCGATAATAAACCCATTCAAATTGAAACAATTAAAAATGAAACTGACGAAGAAATTATAACCAAATTCTGTAAAAATAATAATCTTTCTGATGAATTTTTAAGAATAGCCTTTGATATGTTAAATGAATACAGGGGTGATTTATATGGAAATTAAGAAGTTGTCTGTAGCCAATTTTAAAAGTTTTAAGAAAGAAGAAACTTTTAGTTTCGATAAAGTCAATGGCTTGATTTTTGTATCAGGTAAAAACAATATTGATACAGAAATCGGCTCAAATGGCTCAGGAAAGAGTTCATTCTTTTCTGATGCTATAACATGGTCTTTGTTTGGAAAGACTGCCTCTGGTCTAAAATCCACTTCTGTAAAAAATTGGGATAGTGATTCTTGTAGAATAGTATTAGAATTTGATAACTATATCTTGGAAAGAATACACAAACCAAACACACTAAAATTAAACAATAAACCAATCACACAGGAAGAATTGGAAAAACTACTTGGTCTAAATTCTGAAATATTTAAAACAGCAGTAGTAATAGACCAATTTAGTGAAAAATTTATAGATATGACACCTGCAAAAAGATTTGAATTATTTACAGAAATAATGTATGATGAACTTAATAAATGGGATAAATTGAGAGACATTGCTAATACTAATAAAAAAGTAGCAGAAAATGAAATAAAGGATTTGAAAAATAATATTTCTTTTCTTGAGAGGGAAATAGAAACACTTAAAAATGATTTAAACAATTTAACAGAATTATCTAAAGGTTATAAAAGCGATATAGTGGAAAAGAAAAAATCTTTTGAGCAGGAAATAAATGAAATTGAAACTGAAATTAATAAGATTGAAAAAGAAATCAAAAACTTAAAATATGAGGAAACTAAGGAACTTGAAAAAGAAAGGAACCTTATAAGAAGTGAAGTTATAAGAAAGAATACAGAAATAAGTATTATTGACAAGGAAGTAAACAAATTTAAAACCATAGGAAATGTTTGCCCTACTTGTAATAGAAAGATTGATAAAGAATTTTTAGAAGAAAAGATTACAGAATTAGAAGAAGAAAAAGCAAAAATTGTAAAGGAGAGGGAAGAACTTGATATAATTGTTACTAAAATTAGTACAGAACTGGAAAATCTTGAAAAGATAAATAATGATATAGCTAAAAAAGAAAAAGAATCAATTCTTAAAAAGAAAGAATTAGAAACTAATTTAAAGAATGTTAAAAATAACCTTTCTAAACTTAAAAATACAAATCCTTATGAAAAGATGATTAAACAGAAAACTAAACTATTACAGGAAAAACAGGAAAATAAAATAAAATGTGAAGCAGACTTACAAAATAAGACAAGGTTTTATGAAATCTATAAATTCTGGATAAGTGGTTTTAAAGAAATAGGTCTTAATCTATTATACAATTCTTTAAAAGAATTAGAAATGTTTTCTAATAGAAACATTTCATTACTTGGTATTCCAGAATGGAAACTATCATTTGAAATAAATCATGAAACTAAAACAGGGGGGCTTAAGTCAGGTATATTCATAAATATACTAACACCTTCTAATTCTGAATACGTTCCTTATGAAGGTTTATCTGGAGGAGAGGCACAAAGAATAAGAATAGCAGTATCAGTAGCGTTATCAGAGTTTATTGAATATAAGAAAAATATGAAATACAACGTAATGGTTCTTGATGAGCCTTCGCAACATTTATCTGAAGAAGGAATTAATGATTTACTTTCATTCCTTAAATATAAATCAAACGATACTAAAATATTTTATATAGACCATAGAAATTTAGAATCTTCTGGTTATTTTGACTACATAATAAATGTAGTAAAAAACGAAGGGGGTTCAAAAATTGAACTGCAGTAAGTGTGGAAAAGAAATGATTCTTGAGGAAGATGTTCAATACAAAATTGAATTATGGCACTGCACTTATTGTGGTAATATAAAATATACTGAAAGACAAGCAAAGCCTTTAAGAAATGACATCTACATATTTGAAAATATAATAAGAAAAATGTGTGATTTAGTGGGCTTGTCTATATTAGATGTGGATTTTTCAGACAAAGAATTTAAAAACAAAACATTCTGGAGTGAAGTACAGAAACAGGAATTTAAAAGATGGTTATTAAAATACCTTGAAAAGAATAAGAAAGCACAAGTTTATTTATTCAAAAAAAGACTTTCAAAAAAAGATTTAGTGACTAAAGTAGATAAATTTATAGATAAGATTGGATGGCTTTCAGAAGAAGAATATTTGAAGTTAAAGGAAAAGATTAAATAGAGTATTGGCATATTTTAAGGTATGGTATAATTTTTTCCAAAATTATACAGGAGTTTTTTCTATGATTATAGACGAAAAAACAATGTTTGATTTACTAAACAACAGTAAGGTTGTTGCGTTGGTAGAGCCTCCTTATAAAAGGAAATACATTCCTTTAGGTCTTGCTAAAATATCTTCTTATTTAAAAAAGAAGAATAAGAAAGTTATATTTAGTAGAGGTATTACAAACTATAAGGATATACCAGACCTATTTTGTGTTACATCTTTATTTACATATTTTTACGAAGAAATAATAGAAACTATAAATATAATAAAATTTCTTTATCCTTCTTCAAAAATATTGCTTGGTGGTATTTCTGCTACTTTAATACCAAGACATTTTCCAGAAGATATTTACATTTTTACAGGTGTTTCTAAAGTTTTAGATAGAACAGTCCCTGATTATTCTATTGATTATAATGTTGAAGAGCCTTGGGATAATTTTTCATACACATTTACTACAAGAGGCTGCCCCAATAAGTGTCATTATTGTGCTGTTAGTAAGATAGAGCCAGAAATGGAGATAGTAGAAAATTGGAAGGAACATATTGTAGATGATAAAAAGTTTATAAATATTTTTGATAATAATCTTTCAGCATTTCCAGTATCACATTTAGAAAATATTGTTACTTTTCTTGAAAAAAGTAAGAAAAAAGTTTTATTTGATAATGGTTTTGATTGTAAACATATAAGTAATGAAGTAGCTTCTTTGCTTGCCAGAGTAAATTATTATGGAACAGGTTTAAGAATAGCTTTTGATAGAATAGAAGAAGATGGTGTTTTTCAAGAAGCAGTAAAAACATTGATTAAGAATGGTGTTCCTAAAAAAGCAATAATGTCTTTTGTTATATTCAATTTTAATGACACGCCTAAAGAAGCTGATTACAGAATGAGGGAGTGTGTTAAATTGGGAATAAGACCTTACCCAAAACAATTTGTTCCTTTAAATAATCTAAATAAGAAAGATATTTATATTAGTAAATATTGGACATTAAATCTTTTAAGAGCTTTCAGGTTTTTCTGGTTAATGGCTGGATATTATACAAAATATGATTTTGAGACATGGGCAAAGAACCAGAATAATTTTGTTTTAAATAAAGAAGATTGGGATACTTGGAATATGGAGAAAAATAATGGAAAAGTTAACCGATGAAGAATTAAAGAAAGGAGTATTAAAATGGAAATATCAAACAGAGGGATTTTAAAAAAGGTAGGTAAGGTAAATGTATCAGACATGTTTGGCAAAACATTGAAGAAAATCTGTGTGGATAGAGAAAATGATAGTTACATCATCTTTATAACTACAGGGAACGAGATATATAAAATGTGGCACGCTTATCAAGAATGCTGTGAGCGTGTTGAAGTTGATGACATTGTTGGTGACCTGGATGATTTAATTGGCTCACCAATC